TACGTTGTTGCCTAGTCCCAGGTTGACTTTACGGGGTACAGGGTACGGGCAACTGACTTGTATTCCCGACCTTGCGAGTCTGAAGGTTGACGCTTGAGACAGAGGTAGTTGCCTATGATATATATATGATTGCAGCAACAGCGGGCAGCGTTTCATCCCATCCCCTAAAGGAGATGGGTCTTCTCTCGCCCTGCACCCCTACGCTATAATCCTGCCCAAAAATCTATCATACTCTCCCGCCATCGATTTCTGGAAGTGAAAGATGTCTAAGAAAGTAATCAAGGCCGGCAAGCAGAGCGCACTCCCTGGCAGCCAGTATCCAAAATTCACCCAGAGCCCCCGGGCCCTGGTGCGCCAGGAGCTGGGTCGCTCAGGTTTAACATATTTTCTTCCAGGATATATCCGCCGAGATAACCTCTCGGAGCTGCAGGGCCGGCACCTGTGGCTGCAGCTGGCCGAGATGGGCGACAATGATGCCTATGTGGGAGCATCACTCAACGCCTATTCCATGTTCATCCGACGTGCCAAATGGCATGTGGATCCCGTGGATGATCGAAACAAGGAAAACGGCTCTCTGGAGCACCTGCAGACTAGCATAGACGACATGCAGCATTCCTGGCAGACCATCATAGCCGCGGCTGCAAAGCCGACCCTGCAATATGGGTTCGCCCCGTTTGAAAAGATCTTCAAAATCCGTCAGGGTGAGCAGGACGATGAACGCTACTCCTCAGAACATGACGATGGCGCAATAGGCTGGGCTAACCTGGCTTTCCGCAGCCCGGACACCATTCTCCATTGGGACTACGATCCCAGGGACGTTACAAGGCTATTGGGTCTCACGCAGCTTGCAGCCCCGGATTGGCGCATGCAGTTTATCCCGATCGAGAAGATCGTAAACCTGCGAGCTGATCCCGGGAAGGATAGCCCTGAGGGCCACTCCATCCTGCGCCCCGTCTGGAGGTCCTGGAGGACGAAGAAGTACATGGAGGACTACAGGAACCAGGCCACCGAGATGGGAGGCACAGGTATCCCATGGGCCGAGGTTCCATCAGCAATCGCAAATGCGCCAGCCATGATGGCCGCTGTGCCGGAGGGAGAGAAGCCCAGCAAGACAGTCCTTGAAGCCATGGCGTCTTATAATTCCCTCGTGTCCACCATGGAGGTCATAGGACTCGGGGAACAGAAATGGATTATTACCCCGCAGATGTGGGGTACAGATGGCCAGCCACAGATAAAGATTAGCTTCCTGCAGCCCTCACAGAATGCCGATCTCCTGGGCCACATAACGACCACGATCGAGGCCGAGGCAAAAGCCATCCTGATTGCTACCATGACGGAGTTCCAGGCCCTGGGAATGGGAGGCACCGGAAGCTTGGCTCTCTCTAGGGATAAGACCGACAATTTCACCCTGGCCGTGGCGGCGACACTCACTAGCTTCCAGGAGTCCATCAATGCCCAGGCAGTCAAGCAGCTATTCAGGCTCAATCCACAGATCGAGTTCGAGCGTGGCCAGCCCAGGCCCCAAATTGTGTACGACCCGCTGGTACCGCTCTCCATATCAGATGTCGTTGCCTTCCTGAGCCTCTTCGAGAAGGCCGGCTGGGATCTCTCCAAACAGGCCGGCATAAGGGATGCCCTCATCGACAACCTGGGCCTACCTAAATATATTGAACATGAGGTCGACGAGGAACTGGATGATCTGGGCGATTCGCCAATATCGGCGCTGCTGGATGGGGGAAGCGCGATGGATAAGATAATGGGTGCTGCATAATGAATGAAATCGATAGAGCGAACCATATCGTCGAACCCAACGGAATGGTTGCCGAGATTACCTGCAGTAAAGATGGCTACATAAGGCATCTCTCGATCGCAGGTCACGGCCTCTACATTCTCCATAGGAGGGATGGAGCCACCACCCTGGGTCGGCAGGATGGCAGGACTATCCAGATACGAGAAGAGGACCTCAGAGTGATTAACCAAGCCCTAGAGAAGTACAGCCGCTTCAAACATTCAGATGCAGAATTCTTCAAGTTCACAGATTCCCTATTTGAGCAGTTCGAAGCGCTACCATGAATCAAGAGTTGTTGGATCTCATCCGGTCCACAGGATACCTCAGCGATGCTGATCATCTCACCGACCAGCAGCGATACGATCTCCTCACCCGCTCCTTCTGGCGGCGTGCAGCCGCGCTCGGCTATAACATCCCTCTCCTGAAGCGCAAGCTCTGGAAAGCAGCCGGTCGGCCCGAGGAGGCCCTGATAGGCATGCTTCCCGAGGCCCGGATCCAGAAGGCGGTCCGGGTCGCCTCAAAGGAAAAGGACCCCAAGAAGCGCATCAAGGAGACTGCCGCTTCGATCGCCCTGCTCTACCAGCGGGGGCAGAGAGATATCCAGTCCTCCATCAGCCGCAACCTGGAGAACCCTGACCGAATGCGTGCCGAGACGCAGAGCACAAGGCGCATATTGCTGGCCAATGCCGCTTCGTGGCTCGGAGTGGCCGTTCCGGGACTTTACCTGGCCGGATCCCAGGTGAGCAGCCTGCAGGGCCCACATGCTGCTGCAGCAAAGGCCCTGGCCATACAGGAACTCAACCGCTTCAAAGAGGTTGATGCCACGATAGGCAGGCATGTCGAGGAAGTCATAGGGGAAGCAGAAAAACGCAGGGCAAAGGCGCAGCTCTCACATGCGGCGGTGGACTACACTGGGCTTAGGGGTCGTGTCATAGGCCACAAGACCATCGACGGCAAGGATCTATCACTGGCCGATTATGTGAGGATGGTGGCGGTCACGGCTGCCAGGAACTTCTGGAACCAGGGAACCGAGAACGGCATCATGGGCAGAGGAAACGACCTGGCCCTGATATCCAGGGAAGTGCGGGCGAATAGCTGCCAGGCCTGCAGACGATGGGCCGGGAAGATCGTGAGCGTGAGGGGCAAAACCCCGGGCTATCCTCTGTGGGAAGATGCCATCGCCCAGGGCGTCACACACCCACATTGCATTCACTACCTTGTACCGGTGGAATATGAGGGATCGACATAGCTGCTAAAAAACAACCATTTCCAAAGGCCGTGCAGATAGGCGACCGTTGGGTGACGGCAGACCCGGATGCGTTTGTCATGATGCCAGGAATTCCCTTCTGGCTCTGGATGTTATTCTCCGTTTCTTTTGTATCGTTTTGGGTTCTATTCAATTTGCTTTATTTTGGCGTGATAAAACCATGACCGACGAAGAGTACCAAGCCTATGTAGAGATGCTGTGCCGCAGCCGGGACCTGGTGGACGAATGGGCAGAGCTGAAAGAACTCGGCCCGGATGCTGAACGATACTGTTAGACTCATTCTGATCTGATTTTGTGGTGATTCATTTGATCATGGCAGCTTCGGCGCTCGATCGGCTCAATATCCCGAAAGACAGCATTACTAAAAAGGGGCGCATAATGGCCCCTTCTGCCCTGGACCGTCTGAATATTCTCAAGGCCGCTGATCCCGTTAAGATCGAGCTCTCTGCCAGAGATTCGAACGGTCAGCTTGCAGAGCTTCTGAATTACATTCGCCACAACGGCAACGGTGGCCATTCATTTGTTATTATTGTCGATCCCGATCTTAAAGAGAACACCAAGCGGTTTTCCTGGGATGGAGACGGCGGGGATCGCATAGAGGAAATTAAGGTCAACGGAGAAGTCCTGAAAGTCCGAGACGCCCGGGGAAGATGTCACGATGACAAAGGCCACTTAATACCCTGCAGCGGTGGTGGAGCCCAGTCCACCTTAGACAACAGGGGCCAGCGCAGCCTATCATCATTTGGAGGAAAGCCCATGGGAGCTGGCCAAAGTCCCGGATCCAAGACCCCATCGGCAGCCACGGATCAGACTGCCAAGCCAGAGCCCGAGGAGAAGCCGGCGGAGCAGGCTGCCGGAGCAGCAGACGAAATCAAGATCGAGCATGGCAAGGGCAAGCACACATTCTCTTCCAAAGATGGCAAGGCGTCCCTGCAGATCAAGACCGATTCCAAGGGCAACCTGGTGCTTGACAGTGCGAAACTGCCCAGAGATCCGGCCTCTGCCCTTGCCGTACTGGAGAGCGCAATCAACTATGCACCGGTGCACGTCCCGGACAATGTTCTCAACGATCCGGCCCTGTTGGGGGCCATCCTTAATCTGAAGGCCAAGGGATCGATAGTCGCCTACCAGGGCCACAAAGGCCGGAACTACGTTCTTCTGCAGGCAAAACCCAGGGACGGGGCAACAAACACCCCCGCATCTTCATACAGGCCTCCGACCAATCCACCTGCTGCACCCAAATCGGCCACATTCCGGGCCGCTAAGACCTCCCGGGAGGCGGAAAGCTGGGCGGCAGGCAATCTGCTCGATCCGAAAGAAGTCGAAAGATGGGATAAGTGGAATGAAGGCCCGAACCACCAGCAAATCAAGTACATCAACTACAGGGGAGTCGATGTAGAAGTAGCCAACGATATCAACCGGCGCTTGCATGAAAATATAAAGGCTGGCTTGCCCAGGCCTACCAAGATCATCGCCCGGCCCATGAAGAAGGGCACCACCTGGGGGGCCCGGATGTCCACCAGCGGCGAGCTGGAGATCAATTCCACAATAGCAGGCAGCTACGAGAAGCTGGTCAAGCAGGAAGATGCAAACAAGAAGCTCTATGGTGCCGAGGGCAAAGAGATGCTCAAGACGATCGCAGGGCACCAAGACCAGCTGGATGGCCGGGGCAAGATGCTGCTCAAGCAGCTACATACTCATGTGAAGTACAGCCGCGGCACGGTCGGGGCCAATCTCTCACCAAAGGAGCAGATGGCCACCACAATTGACCACGAACTCGCCCATTTATTCGCATCTCGATATGGCAAAGACGACGAGGCCAAACGCAAAGAGTTCCATACCGAGATGCACGAGATGGTCCGTGCCACACGAGAGAGTGACTACAGGTACAAACTCTCTCACTACGGCGGCGAGGGTCCGCACCCTGAAGAATGCTATGCCGAGGCATTCAGTGCATACCGGCTGGGTGAGAAAGACAATCTGCACCCCCTGGCTCTGAAGTTTTTCAAGAAATATTTTCCGGGGATTTGAAAATGGTAAGACCCATCGATACCGCAAACCTTCTGGATCAGCTGGAAGCACTGGCCGGACCCAAAAAATCCATCATGCCCAGCTCGGCGCTGGATCGGCTCAAGCATCTCGATTTTTCAAGTCTAAACAAATCCCTCGATTACGGTGACGTTCACGTCCCTCGATTAGTTGGTGATGATATGGAAGATAATGATGAAAGAAAAGACCATGAAGAAGGCGAGGATGACGACATCGGCAAAGCCTCCGATTCAGATTTTGTCCTCCAAGCCCTGAAGGATGAGACGAAAGGGATGTCCTCCTATGACCAGGCTCTGCAGACCGTCCAGGACCCCAAACTCAAAGAGATCCTTGAGGCCATCAAGGAAGACGAAACCAAGCACAATGCAGCCCTGGAGGCCTGGCTGAAGGATAACGATCCAGATGCTCTGGAGGGCCATGAAGGCGAGGAGATTCCGGGTGAGGAGTCCGAAGATGGAGATGGGGATGGAGATGGAGATGAAGCTGCAGAAGGCCTGGACGAAGACGTTGATGAGCCTGGAGAAGAAGGCCTGGCAGATGATGACGAAGACACCGAGAAGGATGATGAACCGAGTGGCGATAAGTCCGACCTCATAGACGACATTCGGGAGATCCTGGCACAGCATGAGGCTGGCGAGGCTGAGAAAGGCGAGGATGGGCCTGGTGAAGATGAGGACGACCTTGAGAAAGGCGATGGCGAGGGCGGCGAGGATGAGGAAGCCGAAAAGCGGTGCTCCAAGTCCATCCATGTGCCTATAATAAAAGGCGACCAGCAGATCGTCTACGGAGTCGTCTCAGAGCCTGACACGATCGACCTTCAGGGAGATCGCCTGAGCAAGGCCGAGATCGTGAAGGCCTGCCACAAGTTCATGATGGAGAGCCAGAAGATCGGCAAGGAGCATACGGAAGAGGCCCGGGCAGACATCATAGAGTCATACATCGCCCCGGTGGACTTCAAGTGCCACGGCCAGATCGTGAAGGCTGGCTCCTGGGTTATGGCGGTCAAGGTTCATGATCCAGCACTCTGGAAGGCCATCAAGAAGGGAGAAATCACCGGTTTCTCCATAGCCGGCAGAGGCGATAGAAAACCATTCTGATTGTAGGACTATTCTTAAACAAATTTAGTGAGGTGGCCACATGCCCACGGATGATCGCAATGATCTATTCAATCTCGAATTAGACGAAGTCTCGATGGTCGGCAAAGCGGCCAACGGGAAGAAGTTCTTGATATTCAAATCAATGAAAGGTGTGATGATGAATAAAGCCAAGCCCGCTGGGGCTGCCAGGGCCGGAGCCGGCGGGGCTCAGGCCACTGTGAGCAAGGCAGATATCCTTGACATCGTCAAGACGGCCATCGCTCCAATTGTAGAGGATAACAGGAAGCTCAGGAAGGACCTGCAGAAGCAGACCGCTGTCCTGAGGAAGAAGGACTATGTGGATATTGCAAAGTCCGAATTCAGCGAGCTGGCCACGCCTGAAGAGGGAGCCGAGATCCTCAAGTCCCTCGAAGGCCTGCCGTCCGAGGCAAGAAAGCCCATCCTGAAGGTCCTCAAGCAGGCAAATGCAGTCAGCAAGGAAGCCGGCAAGATGCTCTATCATCCGCTCGGCTCCAGCAGGCCTGCACCGGGAACGCCTGCAGATGTTTTTGAGGCTGCCGTCCAGGAACGGATGAACCACATCCAGAAGTCCGATAATCCACCCAAGAACGCAATGGTGGCCCACGCTCTGGCTACCAAGTGGGTCGTAGAGAACAGGGACGATCTCTTCAAAGCAATCACAGGGGGTGAGTAGACAATGGCTCTTGGCGTAAATCCTTATGAGATCTATTTCGGGCCGACAGATGTCCAGTCTTATGCACCCAACGCCGATCTGGAGGGGAGCTACCAGTGCTTCGTGAAGATCACGGGAGACAAGCAGGTTGGAGCAGTCACCCTGGCCACGAACTTCGCTCTGGGAGTGCTGATCAACAGACCAAACAATACAACCGGCCCCAGCCTGGAAGCCAAAGTGCAGACCCGGGGAACTGCAAAAGTCAAGACCGGTACAGGTGGCCTCGCCGCAAGTGAGCTTGTCACAATCGACAAGGATGGTCTGGGCGTAAAGCTCGATCCAGCTGTCGGAGGCGCTTATGCATACGGTCAGTGTGTCGTGGGTGCCGCTGTTGGCCTGGCTGCATCGGTAGTGCTGTTTGGGGCCCCGGTCTGGATACCCGAACCTGCGGGAGAGTGAGGTTACAATGGTAAATTTTCATAGTTTAGCTGGCTTTGCCGGTAAAGTGGTCAACCTGGGCCCTCAGACCGCCCATATCTGGAAAGGATTGGATTATGGTCAGATAATGGTGGCCCGGATCCAGGGCGACTACTCTCTGGCCTACAGGCAGGAGAAGTCCGACTTCATCGGAGATCAGTGGTTTCCGCTGGTGGATGCCAAGTTCATTTCGGGCCTCTATCCAAAGTGGAACCTGGGCATGTTCTTCAACGACTACGTGACCACCTGGCGGCCCGGCACCATGCCTGCCATGGGAGACGTCAATCTGGACGATCATGGCAAATTTGTCTGCCAGAGGTACGCATGCCAGATCCCACTCGCCGATGACATCCCCTACGTGGCCGATCCGGGAGTCGATCCCAAGTTCGCAACCACCGCGTTCCTGACAGACGTCATGGACCTGCACAAGGAGCGGGTCATAGCAAGCCAGTACTTCCAATCTTCCGACACGGGCGGCTCGAACGTATGGGGCACCAACTTAAATGGCGTCACATCCGGAGAGAACAACACCAGCACCTTCCGCAGGTTCGATGACTACATCGACTCCGATCCGAGGGGCTTCTTCAAAAATATCAAGCTGACCGTCAAGAGCAAGACCGGCAAGACACCCAATTCTGCCGTTATGGGTGAGCAGGTTTACGAGGCCCTGAGAATCCATCCCCAGCTCATCCAGTGGTACCAGACAGGCGCAAACACCGTCCGGAGTATCACAGAGCTGAACGAGGAGGCTCTCGCCAAAGCCCTGGGCATTGACAGGATCCTGGTCGGCAAGGCCATGTATAACACCGCCAAGCCAGACGACGACGTGGCTCTTGACTGGATCTTCGGCAAGCACATGTGGGTGGGATACATCGATACCCCTGGACCCATGAAGCCCCTGGCCGGCATGAATCTATCATTCACCGAGCCCTTGGGAGGCTTCAACACGGCTTTCACCACCGTGCCGGACATGCTCACCCACGCCGAATACAACCAGGCATTCCAGTGCTACGCACCTGTCATCATGGGCGAAAAGCTGGGTGCCATACTGGCAAACGCGATCAGCTAGGCCCGAGGTGGATAAATGTCAATGAAAGAAAAGGAGCTGCCCCTCAATTCAGGGCAGCAGGGAGAAGCTCCTCCAGTGGCCAAAGAGCCCAGGGCCCCTATGGGGGTCGGGGCTCCTCTCGCTCCCCAGGAGAGAGAATACGTCGTCCTAAACACGTTCTCGACATATGTTGAGGGCAAAAAAGTGTATTACCGGCGAGGTCAGATAATCCCGGAAAGCGTCACATCCCTCTGGCTTAACTTCCAGGCTCTGACCGGGACTTATATCACGGAACGAATCGGCAGGAGGGCCTCGACATGAGGATGCCCATAACCCAGAAGAAAGTCGGCAACATAGGCATGGACGGAGCGGCCATCAAGCAGGCCGAGATCGAGGAGCTACATCTGCCCAATGGCAGCGGAGCCATGACAAAGGTCACCGCCACGGCGGATGACATCAATAGTCTGAATCTCACTTCGAGGAAGTTCACGGTCTATTCGGCTGGGGTCCTGGCAAAGGGCGACCTCCTGCATATCACAGGCTACAATGCCATCAATGATGTGTTCTCGGTCGAGAAGGCTGATGCAGACACCTCCGGCAAGCCCGCCCAGCTCGTGGCGTCTGAGGTCAATGCGGGATCAGCTACATCCCTGGCCTCTGATATCGAGGAGCTGACCGGCCTGAACACGAACGCCGGAAACGTGGGAGACCCCGTCTACCTGAGCGCAGTCACGGCAGGAAGCTGGACACTGATAGGGCCGACAGGTCCCGATCAACTCAAGCAGATTGTAGGAAGGATCAAGGTCAAATCCGAGACAGTCGGCAAGATCATGTTCAACATCGTCAAAGCCGAGGTCGTGGCGATCGGCTCCTCGGCCCTTCAGCCATCGTCTGTTCTGAAAACCAAGCTCGCGGGAGGCTTTAGTAAGCTGGCTGTGGCCGATGGCACTGCAACCGCCACAGATGTCACCGTTGCTGGCATGGCCGTGGGCGACGAGCTCGTGAGTGTGCTGGCCCTGGCAACCAAAGCGGCCATCACATCGCTGGCTGATCGCACCTCCGAGTATGTGGTGGGTGCCGGCAAGCTCACGAAGAGCGCCGGGACGGATGAGACAGGTAACCAGCTCCTGATCTACTGGAATAAGCTGACCTGAGCCGGTTCAAATATTTTCGTGAGGTTTCATGGCAGATGATGAACCCGAATCCACTTACACCGGCGACCCGGCAGGCCGTCCCATAGATGCCGTGCGGCTGGAGCTGGGCAAGACTGTGAGCCTCAAGTATCTCACAGACTCCGAGATCTCCTACAATCTCACCCGGGCTGGCAATAATACCCTCCTGGCAGCCTCCTACTGTGCCGAGACAATCGCAGGCATGTGTGCCGATAAGGCCGACAAATCAATGGGCGGCTCAAGCGTATCCTGGAGCCAGAAGGCAGAAGCATGGAGGAAGAAGGCGCAGGCCCTCATGGACCGGGCAAAGAATCCAGTGCTAACTCCCCAGGCATCACACTCCAGGACACGAGCACCTCGCAGGTTCAGTGTCGGGCAGCATGACTTCCATGGATCGGGATACTGGCCATGAACGACATCGACAGCGAGTACTTCGCCGAGTTCAAGACAGGCGTCAATAATGCATGGCATGTCGTGCAGAACACCTGGAAGATCGTGAACAGCCTGACACCGCCCACAGCCGCGGGCCCGGTGCCAGCCGTGCCCTTCCGGGTGGCTATCACGCTGGTTACCGTGCCGGCGCAGGGCACCAACCAAGCTCATGAAGATGTCGTGGGTGAGGTCTTCGTAAACTCCGAGAAGATCTCGTTCACTGAAGCTACCAGGCTCACCAATAGCACCAGCCTAACATCGCTGCCAACTATCACATGCCTGGGTCTGGACTGTCATATCCTGGTGGAGTGCATCACGGTCTCGGGCGCACCGATCTACCAGAAGACACTGGTGCCAATGGAGATTATCTGCTTTCCCAAGACGCGCATATTCCGGGACCCCAAAGGCTCGGGAAATATGCAAACAGACTACGACATATACACCGAAGAGGCGCTGGGAATCGGAGACTTGATCCGCTACCCGGATCCGCACCAGGGAAAGACGATTGAAATTTACGTCAAGAACGTCTCGGGTGCGGTCGACCTCGAAGATAATTCTCAGCCCTTTAGGGTTTTGAACTGCGCGTAAGTGAATGCGCCGAAGCTTTTTGACTGCGTTCAAAAAGCAGATCTTAGTAATTTTTTAATAATAATAAAATTCGTGGAGGTATTTTCTATGGCTGAATACAATCCAAAGGGAATGACCGATCAAGAGTTCGCCGATTTTTGCGAGCTGAAGACCGAAGAGGGAGCAATACCAGCGGGTCGGATCGACTACGTGACGGGCAAAGTCATGTTCAGATCTGGAGCCGGCTATCTGCTGGGCATCCCGGACTATATCAAGAAGTATGGCTTTGACCCAGCACCTGTTTGGGACCGCATCAAGGCCTACCAGAAGAAGACCGGCAGGTTCAACGAGCCCGTTGAGATCGTTTACATCCGGCCCGCCAGGAGAACGCCGGTCAAGCTCGGGAGGTATTGAGCATGGCAGAGGACGCGCCTGCTCAGGATATCGCCTCCACCTGGGATAAGCTGGAGAACTGGAAGCGATGGCTCCTGGCCGCAGAACTCATCACGGGCACAGTCCTCCTCGCCCTCGCAGTGTGCCTTTTTGCCATACTGCTTGTCTGGCAGGGTAAGGCCGAGCTCGGAATAGATCTTTTCAAGTACGTCCTGACTGCCATGATCGGGCTGATCGGGGCCGTGGTGGGCTACTACTTCGGCAGCCACCAGGTGGAATCAACATGAGCATTCTTTCAATTCCCCTGGCATTGCTGCTCCTCTATTTCCTGGTCCTGGTAGTGTGACCGCTGAACGGATTTTTTGGCTCTGGTGATTCTTTTGGACAACGAAGATTACATTTGCATCAAACGAATGACTGTGGCCCTGCTAATCACTTTCTCTCTGGTGTCCGGGTTTCTGGTCGTTCTTGGAGTGATGGGCTACGCCAATACACTCGAAGAATCAGTCTTCGGGGCCGGGACATTCAGTGCCAGGCATGACACGGATCATGCTACAGATCAGGCGAGCGTGGTGAATGCCACCGGAATTGCCTATGAGCTTGAAAGGCACTGGGGCGTCCCGGGCGAATATGACACGTTCTCTTCCAGTTTCATTGTGAATGGGGCCGATCCCTCTGGAAGATGGAAGAATAAATATGTCATCAGAGCTTCAGGCGCAGGCCACAAGGTCGTACTGCAGGCCACGAAGATTAGCGGCGACGCCTCTTTCGCAAGCGATATCACATTCATTCTGAAGGAGAGCGGTGAGCAGGACCTGGACAGCTCGATCTCGTTCGATACAAGAGATGGAAATGCCACGATCACGGGCAACGTCTGGAACTCCACATCTGGCAGACCGGCCACGATGGAAGAGCTTGCAGTGGTTGGACAGTTCGCCCTTACTCATCACCTGAATATATCGCTGGAGGAAATCACTCCCGACAATTGGCTGGGCTTTTGTTTCGAGCTAGACAGAGATATGATCCTGGACAAGACCATCAAGACCGGCGTCTACATTGCACCTGCTGGATACGAGCTGGACGAGAGTGACCGACTTGTGCCGAAAGTCAACAGCACGGTTTAGGCCATGCTCCTGGAATTCTAGATAAAAATTTTGGAGTATCATGACCGATGTCGATTTCCTTGAGCCGCAGGCAGAGGAGCAGATCCTGGCCACTCACATCATCGTAAATACCAGAGCCACTGGCGAGACTGGCGTGGTGAACGGCAACCGCATCACTCCCACCTCGCCGGCAAGCATGAACATCACTGTTGCAGCTGGCAGGATAAAGATCTCCAACACCGCGATAGACGTTGATGTGGAAACAAAGGCTCTGGGAGCCTCAAACGCTACCCTCGGGCGAATGGATATTATCATCCGCAATGCGTCCGGCGCTGTTCAGGTAGTGGCAGGCAGCCTGGCAGAAGTCAACGACCCCAAGGGCCTGGGAAACTGGCACCAGTACAACTCCCCGGCACCTGCTGGCAATATACCAGCCGGCGTTATCCTGGGGGCCGTCTTCATAGCACCCGGAGCGACTGCCATCTCCGAAGGAGATATCTGGATGTTCGCCGGGCCGGTGGGCGAGGCTGCACATACCCAGGGCACTGATCAGGGCCTGGACACCGGAGGACCCAATGCCGTCACGGCTGCCCAGGCAAGAGATGCAGCCTCGAAGGCCCATGTCCAGGGTACCGATGCGGGGGTGGGTACAGGCGGAGCTTACGCCACGACATCCGTCGAGCTGAAGGATGCAGTCACAAAGAGGCACGCCAACAACCTCGACCATTCTCATGCGAATAAGAATCTCCTGGATACTCTCAGCCAGACTGAAACAGACCTTGCGGATGCCGTTTCAAAGAAGCACGCTGCAAACAATGATGATTATCTCGATTATGGCGGAGAGAATCAAGTATCCGCAGCGGACGCTGCCAGCGCGGTAACGCTAAAACACTCCCATGCAAACAAAACGGGCTTGGACAAGCTCACCTCTTATAGGCTGGAGTTCTGCCTCTACGGAACTCCGGCAGTCCTAACGGCGAGCCAGACTTACCCCGGCATCGAGGTCCCGATAGCAGGGACCATAACAGAAGTGCGGGCGATATCAAACGATAACACATCCGGCTCAATTTCCGTGGCGCTCAAGAAAGGCACTTATGCAAATGCACCTGCCACGCTGTCCACTATCCTGACGGCTGCAATCTCCTCATCCACGAAGAGCGAGGTCACAGGCCAATCAATAGCTGTGGCTGCAGGAGATTGGATCATCCCGTACATCAATAGCGTCACGTCCCTGAAGAACGTGACCATAAGCCTGAAAGTGGAGATTTAGGAGATTAATGGGAGCGGCACATGCAGTATTCTGACGATTTTTTAACAGGCGGTTCAGCATCAGGATATCCTGATAATATGGGATCTCCTTCCAATGCATTCGATAACAACGAAAGCTCCTATTGGGGGAGTGCATCTGGAGGAAGACCAACTAGCTGCTGGCTGAAATACGATTTGGGTTCCGGGGTCACAAAAAAGGCGAGGAAACTCTGTCTCAAGGCCGCACAAGTATCGGGCTCATATTATGGCATCCAGGGATTTGCGTTGTATGGCTCGAATAATGATAATGATTGGACGCTCCTGACCAGTGGTGAGCAGCCAAACGACGGCACATGGCGAGAGTACACGTTTCTAAATGCCGTGAATTACAGATATTATAAATTCGTATTCAATGGGTCCTGGTATTCTGCTGATTATACTCTTGTAGCCGAGATCGAGCTACGTGAGATTGTGGTCGCTCCAGGCGGCGATATTCTTACGGGAGGTACTGCATCCTGCTGTTCCGGCGCAAATGATCCAGAAACAGCATGTGACAATAATGAGAGCAATTATTGGTACTCGGTTATCTCGACACCTGGATCCTGGTGGGCTTACGACACCACGGACTCAAAAAAGGTCCGAAAACTCCGTATGAAAGCCGTCAACATCGGCTACGGAGCATGTGGAATAAAGGATTGGGTGTTGTACGGCTCGAACGATAGCAGCAACTGGACTCAGATCTCTTCCGGCACTCAGCAGAATAACGAGAGCTGGCAGGAATATACATTCGATAACTGGAACTCCTATCGCTACTACAAACT